ACCCAAAGACCTTATGTGGGTCGAAGATTTTCGGGTACGGAAAAGGTCTTTTTAGTAAAGAAATAGCTATTTTATGAGCTGTAATGGGATCTAAAAGATGAAGCATAGTTCAAACCTAACTTTTTTTTTGCTAGGGGGTACTGTCAGTGGTATATACGCTCCCTTAAATACATCAAAGGAGCTTAAAATGACAGTTATTGCTATCACTTGTACCGTCTTCATCTATTCAGTTTACTTTATAGAAGCATATAAAGCATATAAGAGGGGAGATGAGTCTCAAAGACCCAAACCTTGGTTAAAGTAGTCCTCTCTTCCTCTGCACATATGCTCTCTTCCTACATGGATCTGAGCAATAAGCCTTTCGGTTCTTAGGTACTTCGTTCGAGCAAGTGATCGAGGTACATATATTACTCGGCTCTGGTGCAACAGGTCGGGGTGGAGTGATCGGAGTTTGCTTCTTCTCTGATGTCTTCACTTTGCGAGTTCGCTTAGGGTTTCGTGCCTCATAGTCAGCACGAGCCTTTTGCATACGACATTTGTCCGAACAGTACCTCTTGCGTCCTAAAGCGACCTCGTTTGTGCATCCATAGTTAGCACACTCCTTAGTCGATTTCTTAAGGTCATCAATCTGAATGACCTCTTCGACCTCTTTGATGGTCTTTCGGGCTTGCTCTGCTTTTTGATCCTCAATCTCTTGGTCGGTCAAAGGGTATCCGACCATGCTCCTACCTGGACAGTTTGTGTACCAACACTGCTCCGATGTTTCAATATGTTTTGTGTAAGGGGCAAGGTGGACAAAGCACACCCACCTCTTTTTCCCTAGATCATCTATATACCACTTTACAGGACACTTCCCTGTTCCATCTCTTCGCATCATTTGTCCTTTGGAGTTATATATGTTTGGTTATGAGCGTTGTGCGTCTTGCAGATTGTACTACTTGGTTCAAGATTTTAAAGAAAACATTTGCATTGAATGTTCTCCAACTGATTGTGAGAGGAAGACACCTGTACCTCTATCAAAGGTTCAGTTCAAGAAGCTCTATGAAAAAAGACTGTCGGCTGTCAAGAGCATCCTCAAACCGACTCAACCTGCGTTTCCTTCTGATGTGTTCGATTACAACGAGACAAACAAGGAACTGTAAACCCACTCTCTTGGCAAATAGCAAAGTCTCCCTTTAAAGGCAAAGGCGACTTACATCTTTTACATTTAAGATCTATATTTCGTTTGTCTAAGTCTGGATAAAAACAAGGCATTATTCACTTTCCTTTTTATGGTCTGTCGGTATAGATAAGAATACCACAAATAGCGAAAGGATCGTGGACTTATGACGAATGACTTTAGATCTGAGATGGTCAGTATTTATGAGGATGGTATCGGAGGGGTAGCCCTCATTCAAGCTATGGGCGATGACCTTACTATCGTCAACAGTGCTAGAGCGAGTCTAGGGCAAGTCAGCACTGAGATGGGAGAGCGAGAGGAACGACTCTGCAACTTCCTCATCAAAGAAGGACATACCTCTACCACAGAACACAATGTCGTATCATTTTGGATCAAAGCACCTCTGTTCGTAGCTAGACAGCAGATGAGGCACAGGACATTCTCTTACAATGAGATTTCTCGAAGATACACAAGCTCTGACATTGAGTTTTATTTCCCAAGCGAAATGCGTAAGCAGGACACCAAGAACCGACAAGCTAGTCTTGATGATACTTTCAACCCCGTAGTTGAGTTCGACCCAACTGACTTCCCTAAACACATCAAACTCGATGCAGTATCTGCCATCAAGAGCCACGCTACAGACTCTATCCGACTCTACAATGAGTTAGTCGAAAAAGGGGTAGCAAGGGATCAAGCTCGTATGGTTCTCCCACAGAACCTTTATACCACTTATTGGGCTACAGGTTCTCTACATAACTGGATCAATAGCTTCATCGCAAAGCGAGATCATCCCGATGCTCAGTGGGAGATTAAACTACTCGCTCGTGAGATTTCTAGGCAAATCCAAAAGCTCTGGCCCCTAGCTCACGCTAACTTTGTGAAGCATGGCAAGATCCCACCCCTACCTTAAAAGTAGCTCATTAACAAAGCAGTGACCCCAAACAGGGAATAGAATGTAATGTCATTCACCCTACCCCTAAGCTCATCTTCTGTGAGATCTTTTTTAGGTAAAGAGTTCAGATACCTAGCGTAGAAAAAACAGGCGAGGCTAACTAAAGAACAATAGAGCTTATGGTTCATTTGTGATCCTTATTTGGTGACGCTCACTCCACAACATGGACAACGACACTCATCTACCTCATTTAATTTAGCTAACATACGATCCCTCGCATCTCTAAGACTGATGTTATATCCTTCGGGTAAAGGTATAGGATCAACTGAGGGTAGCGTCTTTCTTTGCCTCTTCTTAACACGCTTTGGTGGAATAGCTTCTGATGCAGGAACAGCCCTCCATCTCCATGCTTTACGACCAGAATCGGTAATGCCCTTTGTATTGGTATTAAGGACAAGACCCTTATCCATAAGGTTGATACGACAAGGGCGATATGTGTTTGGATTCATACCCAAAGATCTAAATCCTTCATCGTCTGTAATACCTTGTTCGCCTTTAGAGAGTATGTGTCGGTAGACCCGATCTGTTATGTTTGTGATTTGAGGCTCAATAGACTCAAGTGCTTCACGAGATGTCTCCATATTAGACATGAGCAGTCCTTTCATAAAAAGAGGTCAGATAATAACCCCTTATATGAAATCATCCCTCTGCGTTTCTCTCTACCTCTCGTTGAAGATACCAAATCGCTTTATTGAGATCCTCAATAGAACTCTCACCAGGCTTTTTACCTGCTCGTAAAATATACTTAATCGCTGATCCGAGCGAAAAGTTGAGGTTATAAGCCTCGATCACATCAATCGCTTCCATCCCCGTTGCTTGATAATGGTCGGGGTGGTCTACTTTCTCAAACTTTTGCTTTTTACTCATATAAACTCCTTAATACTTGTTATACCAACGCTCCCTTTTATCGTCTGGATCTTCCACAGGAACAGGTAAGAAAAAGGTCAAAGCTATTATTAAGGGCAAAAGCCACATACTAGAAACCCTTTATATGAGGCAACCGAGCAAACCCTTCAAAGAGATGGAAGTGTGGATCGCTTGTGTCCCAATTTTTGTAGTTTAAAAGATCATTCAAAGAGTAAGTAAAGCGATCAACCTTTGAACCAGGATTTGGTGCTCTATTTCCTTCAATCACTGTGATCTTATCTCCCTCTACATACTCTATTATCCCAATGTGTCCATTCTTGTTTCCTTCCTCTTTCCTATCCCAAACAATAATGTCTCCTGCCATCGGGTTTAAAGACACATACCCGATCTCTGCAATCTGCTTATAAATCTCTTTAGCGTATCCTGTTCCTTCATTCTTCTTCAAAACAGGATCAATGCCATTCTCCTCACAGGCTTTCTTGATACAGAAAAATACAAACCTTGCACACCAGGCCGCTGTCTCTACATTGGGAGCGTCTATGTGCTTCATAAACCAACCAACATTAGTTGTATGCTCTGACTCACCGAATCCAATATAGCTCCGAGCAAATCTCAACGCTTCTAAACCAAGATGAGAAGCCTTCTCATCTTTAAGAATCACCTTTTTATCATCACACCAAGTTTGATGGTGATCTACACCCTTAAAGTCTCGCCCCTCAAAGATAAGAGTTGAAAGGTAAGCGTAATGAACATTTGGGAGTTTATTATATTCGGGATTTCTGTGAGTAAAGTACAAGTTCCCTAACGAGTAAAATAAAGGTCTACCCTTATACATCTCGAAGTATTGAACCTTATGTGAGTGATTACCTAAAACAACATCAATGCCACAGTCGATGAGCTTCCGACCCATAGATTTCTGACCTTTGTTCGGACTCACCCTAAATCGACCCCAATGAACACAACAGATCAGAAGGTAGTCATCATACTTTGCTCTAAACTCTTTAACCTCTTTAAAGAAGTCTTTAATGTCCTCTTTGCAGTTTAATGGATCTTCTTTTTTGTAGTGGCACTCAACCGTATCTATCGAAAATACAATTAATTTCTTCTCTTTATCTATATGCGTCCTATCATCAGAACCACACCCCGAATGTGAAATACCAAACTCGTTGAGGACTTTACAGGTCTGTTCGACCCCTACATCGCCCCAATCAAGTGTGTGGTTGTTAGCTAGGGAAACATGATCTACATCACACTCAATGAGATGCTTCACATCTTCTGGATTAGCATGAGTGTAACTCGTACCCCACTTATCATCCACATCCCTTTTATTTGCTTTCCAATCATCGCAAAAAAGGCTCTCAAGGTTAAAGATACAATAATCTCGCTCTAACTCACCTATGGAAGCTAAACACAAAGGTGCTGAATAAGAAATCCTCTGACCTTCATAGATTCTCCCAAAGCTGACATCTCCTCCTACAAGTATTTTCATAAGTCATTCTCCTTCGTTTACCTACATGAGTATAAAAAAAGTATTAAGTCGTTTATATCCCCACTCTATATAAAGGAGGCTCACACTATGGCTGTAGCATTTAAAAGAAATCAGATCCTCTCTCGTGGCGATCTTGACATCTTCCTCACAAACTCAAATGGAAATGTCGCAAACGCCGCTGAGATCACTTACGCACTATATTATGTCGATCCTGGTCCACCCGAAACTGATGTACTCATCGGTGATCCTGCTCGCATACCCGAAAACCCATCGGTCGGTGAATACTATGCCTCTGTTCGTATACCTACCACAGCTACCTATGGTCGCTATCGGATCAGATGGACTCTCAAAGAGCTAGTCAACAGCCAACCCCAAACTGTCGTTCAAGAGTTTGGGGTAGTCGCAGAGAACGCTGTACTTGGACTACAACTTACAGAGGGTCAGAAGTCTATGATCTACAAGTTGCGTATGCTCCTTAGAGATCAAAATCCAGACAAGTATTATCACTTTAGACCACCAGAGCATGAAGCTAACATTGGTTCGTACAACAGAGTCTTCGGTCAAGTGTGGGAGGACGAGGAGTTCCTAGAGTATCTTGAAAGAGCTTTAGATTGGTGGAATATGCAACCACCCGAAACCGAAGAACTACAAAACCTAGATTCACTCGTAAATCAGAAACCTGCTTGGAGAACTCCTATTCTTCAAGGTGCAATACAGTTTGCGGCTATGGCTCTACAAGCAAATTGGATTGTTGATGAGTTCGATTACTCCATTGGAGGTATTTCTCTTAACATTGACAGGTCAGGCAAGTATGAAGGACTCAAATCCTCTGCCGAGCAGATGTGGTCGATGTCTGTTGAAGCTAAAGCAAGAACTACAAAGTATATGCGTGGATTAAAACAACCCAAGTATGGTGTGGGGATAAGGAGTGCCTTCGGACCTCATGTTGGTCGGGGCGTTCTCGCACCCAGAAACTTTCTGGTTTTGCCTTTATTTATAGGTAGTTACGAGATGATTTCGAGCTTTTTGAATGTGGCTCAAGGGGTCATCTGAGAACCCTCAAATACCTCCCTCAAACAGCGAAAGTATGGGGGGTTGGTGTTAGTAAAAGCCCAAAAAACATTTGGACTTAATGTAGGCTGTGGTGTAAGTTAATCCCAACTCAAGCAGAAAGGATTAACTTATGGCTACTTGCCCTCATTGTAAAAGAGTGTTCAAAACAGCAACAATTAGTGGTCGGCATCGCAAGGTTTGTTGGCCAGATTGGAAACCCGAACCAATCTCACCATGTATCTGTGGACATCAAGCTACATCAAGCACACAGATGAAAAGACATAAGAGTGGGTGTGAGGTATGGCAAGGTCGGGATAAAAAAGCTATCGCTAATGCGAGGAGGAAGAATACTTACCTCAAGCGTTATGGGGTTGAGAACCCTGCTCACAACAAAGAGTCGGTAGAGAAGCGTAAACAGACTAACCTCAAGCGTTATGGTGCTGAAAACCCTTTTTCAAAAGAGAGTAGTGTCTTTGAAAAGGTACAAGATGCCCTTGAGGGTAAGCGTCCTATATTAAAGGGTAAGGATAATCCTTTTGCTTGGGAGAGCGTACAGGATAAGATCAAGCAGACGAACCTTGAGATATATGGTGTGGTCAACCCTCAACAGAATGATGAGGTCAAGGCTAAGACAGAGGCTACTAATCTTGAGAGGTATGGTGGAACGCTATTGGGATCACCAGAGATTAGGGCTAAGATTGAGGCAACAAATATAGAGCGTTATGGTGTGCCTATTCCTAGTATGAGTGAAGAAATAATGGAGAAGATTGTAGCGACTAACATGGAGAGATATGGTGTGCCTTACACAAGTGCTGTAGAGGAGTTTAGGCAGAAGCAACTCAAGACGATGATCGAGAACTATGGAAGCCACTATTTTGCGTCCGAGCAAGGCAAGAGGGAGATTAGGGATACGATGATGGACAGATATGGTGTTGAGTTTTCTGGTGCTATTGATGATCATTGGGATAAAGTCAAGAAAACCAACCTTGAGCGTTATGGTGTCGAACATCCACTACAACTCCAAGAGTTTAGAGAGAAGCAGTACGCAACCAACATGGAAAGGTATGGCACACCTTTCTTGGGTCTAGTTGCAAATGACATGAACGGATTTGAGTCAAGGGTAGCCACATATACCGACAAACTCACTTTTACAGGTAATGGGGCATATTGGAGATTTCTTCCAAGCAAGAAGAACTTTGACGGTTCGATTGGTGGCTATAAGAACCCAGACTTTGTAGTTTGTGTGAGTGATGATCCCGAACATCCTTATAGGGGTGCTACAAAGGTGGTGGAGTGTTTTGGCGATTATTGGCATGGTGAGTCTAAGACGGGGATGAGTAAAGAGGAGCATGAGCGTAATACGATAGAGGCTTATGCAGAGGTCGGGCTTGATTGCCTTGTGATTTGGGAGGGGGAGATTCGTTCAGACGAGGAGTCTGTGATTGAGGGTGTGCAGAGTTTCCTTTCGTAATCATATAAAGACCGACAGGGTATGATTACGAGATATAAGGAAAAGCAAGATGAGAAAAGAACAAGATGTAAATGCGTTCCTAAGAGGCATTCTTGAAAAAGAGGTCGGAGATAGCTTCACAACAATCTCTGGTCAAAATTGGGCTACGGATGGTGTTTTAGATTGGGAAACACCAAGTAAGACACCTGTAAGGGTTTTACTTGAGGCTAAGTATGGCACAGACTTAACGATTGAAACTGCTCGATCAAGTGTTCTTGCTCAAGCTCTCTATTACTGCAAGAGGTTTGAAGAAAATGGGCATGATCTACCTAGCGTCATTTTCATTGGAGATGAAAAGTTTTGCTTTGTGGTGAGTTTTGAGTCTATCAAAAGTTTCTTAGACGCTAACATAGATTGGGGGAGGCGGCCTAGTTCACCCGATCCCGATCTAAAGGTATCTGTTGATGTGCATCTTGAGTCTGTTTTTGAAGTAGATGGGAAGAAGCTCAAACAACTTTGTGAGCAACTATCTGAGGGGGCTATTATTAAGGTAAAGCCTTCGGAGAAGAACATCAGTGCGATGTATCAGTATTGGGTTGATCATATCTTCCCTAAAGATCGTTATCAGCCTGTAGAGATGATAGACCTTTTCTTTGGGTGTGTGTTTTACTCTGAGGAAGATGGCAACTATGCTTATGAACATCCTTCAAAGAAAGACACCATCATCTTGGGAGGTAAAGAGTACACCTTAAAACTTTCTTCTATGAGGGCATTCTTTGAGCGTAGAGAGCGTGGTTTATCTGCAAAAGACATTGATAAGTTATTATCAATGAGAGATCGCATTATTGAAGATGACACACGCAGGAGGCAAGGTGCGTTCTATACACCTACTTTATGGGTAGATGAAGCTCATAAATCTATCGAAGAGGCTCTAGGATCAAACTGGAGAGATGACTGTATCGTATGGGATTGTTGTGCAGGTACAGGTAACTTAACTAGAGACTATGACTTTAAGGATCTGATCTTATCCACTGCTGAAGAATCAGATGTAAAGGCAATGAAAAGAGAAGATTACAATAATGGAGCAGAGGTCTTTCAGTATGACTTTCTGAATCCCGAATCGGATAGTCCATTCTTTGAAGGCACAGACAATGTGCTTCCACTTTCAGTTAAGAAACTCTTAAAAGAGGGTGCAGAGAGTGGGAAGCGATTAGTTTTTCTTGTCAACCCTCCTTATGCTACATCTTGTATAAAAGGATCGAGTTCCCGAAAGGGAGTAGCGAGAACGACTGTAAATCAAGCAATGAAAGGTTCTAAGTTAGGGGCTTGTTCTCAACAATTGTATGCTCAGTTTCTCTATCAATGTGAGCAGGTAGCTTCGGAGTACGATTTCAAGCAAAAGAGCGTGGGTGTGTTCTCACCCATTCTTTATATGGTGAGTGGTTCTTACGCTAAGTTTCGCCCTTTTTGGTATGCTCGTTATTCTTATGCTAGAGGATTTATGCTACAAGCATCTCATTTTGCAGATGTTAAGGGGTCTTGGGCTATTAGTTTTACTCTTTGGAATGAGGGTACTACGGAATCTAATCAAAGCCTACAATTCACTCTGAAAGATACTGTAGGGGAGACAGTTGTTTCTCTTGGGGAGAAATACCTGTATTCATCAGATAAAAGAAAGGCTTCTGAATGGGTACGAGAACCAGTTAAGGGGTTGAAGAACTTTGATCTGCCACAGATGAAGTCTGGACTATCCATAGCACAAAAAGGATGTGGTAATAGAGCCAAAGAGGGTATCTGCTATATGCTTAGTGGAGGTAATAGTCTTCAAAACTCTAGTCAAATGACAGGACTTTTTTCAACTACATTCTCTAATGCTCATGGCATTTCAGTCTTAGTAGGAGAGGGGTGGAGAAGATCTATATCTCTTTACTCTGCTCGTAAATTAAGTAAAGACACATGGATCACCCATAATGATGAGTATCTAGTTCCTCAGACTGAGAAAGAAGGTTATAGACAATGGGTTGATGATTGCCACATTTACGCCCTCCTTGATAATAAGAATAACATGACTGCTATGAGGGGTGTTGAATACAAAGGTAAGAACCATAACATTCACAATCACTTCTTCTGGCTGACTCGTAAAGAAGCTCTTGATCTTTATGGTTCGCATAAGAGTGCTAGAAGCCTCTATCGAGATGCTAAGAGTAATCCGATCCCCTACCACCATGAGGGAGATCTCGTAGACGCATCAGAATGGGCAAAAAATGGCGACCCTTACTTTTCCCATGTCTTACCCTCACTTAACCTTTCACCTCTTGCTCAAGAGATCATGAGCGATCTAAACGATCTTTTTGTTGAGAGCTTTGAGTTAAGGTCTAAGACATCAAAAGTCATTGAGAAAGGTAAGGAGATTTATCTCCATCTCAACGCTTGGGATGCGAGTGTCTATCAACACAAAAAGATGTGGTACACTGACCCAACACTTAAAGCAAAGTGGGAGTCCTTAAGAGTAAAACATCAACAACTTGCTATTAGCCTTGAGCATGGTGTCTATTCATTCGGATTCTTAAAGTAAGATCCTTATAAGTCTTTTATAATCTATAACTCATTTATAATCTGTATTTAAAGACAGAGAACCAATCTGAAGAAAAGAGGTCGTTATGTGGTGTCTTGAAGTTATTAAGCACATGAACAAACCTAAAAAAGAAGAGGTGCCAAAAAAAGAAGAGGAGTCAAAGACCGAACCTAGAAAAGATCAAACTAGTCCTAGCTAAAAAGCGATCTCTCGAAGTGATTTGATCCAACTCCTCTTGCGTCAAATGACCTGCCTCTTTGATCCCTTGTAAAACATCAAAGAGGTCTTTCTTCCCATACAATGTCATCTCTTGGACTACTTTATACGCATCATTTCTAGCGTACCCTTTTTCCATGAGGAACAGTAGGCAAGTCTGACTCAAATAAGACCCTTTAACTTGGTCTATGTTATGAGCCATTCGGTCTGTATCTACATAAAGGTTCTCGATAACCCCATTAAGTCTGCTCAAGCCGAAGCAAACAAGATGCAGTGAGTCCTCTATGGCGATACGCTCTACTGACGAATGACTCATGTCTCGCTCATACCAAAGAGACACATTCTCAAGGCTAGGCTGAACATAAGATCGGATCATACGAGCTAATCCTGTTAAGTTCTCGGACAAGATTGGATTTCTTTTATGAGGCATAGCTGATGATCCTGTTTGGTCTTTACCGAACCCTTCTGCCACTTCTTGTATGAGAGATTGAGATAAGTTTCTCACCTCTATAGACAGACGCTCCATAGAAGCCCCTAAAATGCCTAACACGCTCATAAAGTATGCGTGTCTATCTCTTGGTACTACTTGTGTCGAAACAGGCTCAAAATCAAGCCCTAAAGACTTACATATAGTGTGTTCTATTTTTGGGTCTACATGAACATAGTTCCCCATCGCTCCCGAAAACTTCCCAAAAGATATTTCTTCTTTGGCTCTCTTCATGCGTTCTAAGTTTCGAGTCCACTCAGAATAAAAACCAAGCAGGATAACCCCAAAACTCGTGATCTCTCCCGACATCCCATGAGAGCGACCTAGTATCGGTGTGTCTTTATGCTCAATCGCCTTATTTTTGAGCGTTTCAAGTAGAGACCCAATCTTTTGAATAACAACATCAGAAGCTGTGGACATCTGTGTTGCAAGACAGGTGTCTAGTATATCAGATGAGGTCGCTCCCTTATGAAGATAAGGCAAAGACCCCTCACTCATCTGAAGCCCTAGAGCCTGTATGAAGGCAACAGTCTCATGCCTAGTCTCTTTTTCTTTAACAGCCAAATCTTTAAGGAGAAGATCAAGGTCTACCTTCGAGAAGTCCTCAAGAATTGAGTCTGTACACCCTTGACTTGAACAAAAAAGTCTTTCGATTTCGACAAAGACCCTCAAACGATGGATCGGGCTGAAGATGTTTTCAATCTGAGGACAAGCATATCGAGCTATCATGTGTGTAACCCTTTATCTATAATAAATCATAAGGAGGTACACATGATTACCACGAAGAAAAATGGAAAAACACTTATTGATAGCGATTTACTAGACTCGGACTGCTTTAAGTACGCTTATGCAGAACAGCTCTTTTACGAGCTAGGGATGGAAGATTCGGAAGGGGTCGAACCTCTAAGGGGCAACGACCCTTGGTACATCAAAGGAAATTTACATGGGGTTCATGTCTCTGCAACTTTCAACACCTACGAAAACATCACCCTAAGCGTCCTTGACAAGCGTGTGTCATATAAGGGTTCAATGAAAGATACTCTAAACAAATTCATTGAAACTTATAGAGAGGGGTGGAATGAACATAACTACAGTAGAGGACAAGAAGAGGGTTATATGTGAACACTCATATTATCGTTGGTGGCAAATGGAAAGCCCTTCCTTTAAGGATGTATTAGAGAAAATATGCAAAGAGTGTGGATCACCCGACCCACCACTCTTTGATGACATCTCTCAAGTGATCTCATGCTCCATGCATGGAGTCGAGATCACCGTTGATTACTCAGACCCTAAAGCTGTCAAGACTAAAATAAGATGCCAATCAGCAAAACATGATTGGGTATCTCTTAACGCTCAAGAGTCCGATCTCCACATCCCTTATTTCCAAGAGTTTTTAAGGAACATAAGGGATGTATGGTATAAACAATACAGAGCAGACACAGGAGTTTAGCCTTCTTCGATGCCTTTTTGGATCGCTGTGATGACTCCCTTAGTCTCAACAGCCATGATTGCTTCAAGAGTTGCTTGGTCATCACCGTACATCTCTAGGGCAATCTTCGCTCTCTTGCTCCAATGCTTAGAGGTATCCCACTCGATCCCACCAGGAAGAACTTTGATCTTTGAGTTGTCCTTACCGACAGCAACAGCTCCCTGTGCAGGATCAACATCCCCATCAATCGCTTGAAGGATTTGAGCGTTTTCTAAGTCTTGCTCATCTTGCTCATCTTCTTCCTCAATCTCGATTTCAAAAAGATCGTCAGCTTCTTCTTCCTCAACCACAGGATCTTCATTAGCAGTCTTGGTCACAGGAACTTGTATATTGTCGAGTTTAGAAATCTCTTCACTCGCCTGTGAACCGTCTGAGATCACAGTCTTAGTATTAGCCGCTGTCTTGAGCTTGATTGTGCTTACAGACTCTGCTCCTTGAGACTCAGCAATTCCATCGCCTGCACTAGAAGCACCAGCAATGTCAGCACCAGACTTGTTTTCTACCTTAGCGACAGGACGAATGTCGTTATCTTGGTTTTCGACCACGAGAGGGAACTTCTTAGGGGCTTTCACTGCCTTTGGTTTAACCTCTGCAACTGCTCTCTCCTCGTCATAAACAGTCTGAACAGGCATCTCTTTCTTAGCAGGGACAGGAGCAGGAGCGACTTCTGCTACAGGCTCACTCACATCACCCTCGACAAGAGCCAACCAACCTCGCTTTAAACCTGCCTTAAGCTCTGGCATATCTGTCTGCTGACCATTGAACTTGAGTGAAAAACCGTCAAACTCAACGATGTCTCCCTCATAGATGTTCCTCTCAAGGCGACCGAGATGAATGGTTGAGTTTGCCTTGAGTTGAACGAATGTTCCTTTTTTGAATGTAAAGTCACTCATTTATTTATACTCCATTGGTGTAGATTAGTGTTGTCTATACTCTACCTATAAACAAACTAAAAATCGCACCCCATATTACCATCATATCTACAAAACCAAACAAAAAGGAGATCCCATGTTCGTTTTGTACGCTATCCTATCCTATTTCGTCTGGGCTTACATACATGAGTACGCTCACCTACTAACTGCTAAAAAGCTCGTGGGTGTCAAATCTTACTCCATGAGGATCTATCCTCATAACCACCCAAGACTCGGCTTTGTGTTCGCCTCTGTGAGCTACGAATATGAAAAAGAAACCATCACCCTAGACCAAAGGGCATGGATTTCTTTTGCACCACGAATACCAGACGCAATAGCTCTGATCGCATTACCTTTCACAGCCGACCTCAACATCTTTTGGATCATCTTGGTCGGAGGTGGTTTGGTCGATACAATCAGAGGCTCATTTATCTTTAGTCCTACAAGCGACATCAAGAGATACTGTGATGCTTGGGGATTAAGCTATCCCCATGTCAGAAACGCTCAACTGTTGCTTGTAGGACTAAGTGCTTCAATCTTCCTGCTAGGATCTATTAGCTATTAAGCGTTATTGCTTGATCGAGTCAACTCACACCAATGAGTTCCGTTATAGATCAACGAAATGGTGTCCTCAGTATTATCGAGGGTAAAGTCTGCATCACCTGCTAACTTGAAGTTGGTGTTCTTTACCACAACAGAGCGATCCGTATGGTTAGCTTGTAAGACCAAAACAGTACCTGCAACCACACCTGCGGCGTTGATTGATACAAGATCCTCAGAGTTATTAGCTTGGTTGTTAACCTCAACCTTATGGTAAGGCTTCGTTACTGTAATCTCACCATTACCGTCAAGCGTAAGAGTTGATGAGTCATATACGAGATTACCCTCAACCTTGAGATCACCTGCTGAAACAACAGTAGAAGTCGCACCACCAAGTGTAAGATCATTCGCACCTACGGTTGCACCAACAGTAAGAGCCGAAGCTCCATCTACATCAATAGATGTTCCATTAACTACGAGTGAACCTGCAACAGCCACAGTAGAGTTAGCACCACCGAGGGTAATCGTATTTGCACCAATACTAGCACCGATAGTTGCGTTTTCCGAGTCAAAGTCAATGTCATTTGACTCGACAAAAAGCTGACCCTCAATTGTCGAGATGCCCTTTACTGTGAGAGAGTCGGGCATGATAACTTGATCTTCAAAGCTCAACTCGACAGTGTTATTGGCATTATCAACATCGAACTGGAACCCACGATTTGTACCAACGGTCAGACCCTTGAACTGAACTGTTCTCTCGTCAGTCTCTTTAATAGAGATCGTGTCTGTACCTGCCTTATCACCATTTATGATGAATAGGACATCGTTCTCATTGACAATGTTATAATAGTTAGTGCCATCAAGAGTGTGCATCCAACGATCAGTACCCTCATCCCATCGGATAGCCACATCGTCATCAGCACCACGATCTACATAGATATAAGCGTCAACATCAGCAGCCGCGTTTGCGACTCCATTATTGAGCGTAATGCTCTTAGTAGTCGCTACAGTAAGATCACCTGGGATAGCAACTGTCGAAGCACTCGCACCGAGAGTAAGAGTATTACCTGCAATCGCATTACCGATGGTGATGTTATTAGCCGAGAAATCAAGTGCGTTAGTGCCTGTACCCGAAATCGTCACCTCACCACCAAAGGTAGCCAATGAGTCAGTCAAGGTGTCGTTAGCAGTTAAAACAAGTACATTTTGATAGTTCGCATTACCTGTATTCTGACCACTAAAGGTCAAAGTACGATTATTCTCATCTGAACCTGTAATCTTCCAACTATCACCATTCGCATCACCTAAGTGTGATTGAATGTTGATAATCGCTGTAGCGTCTGGTGAAGTGATTGTGAGATCACTACCATTGAGCGTTACATCACCTGCGAAGGTTGCTAGACCCGATGTCGCTGTCCCATTACCAACAAGGGTAAGCTGTGCAACATCACCACCCGAAATGTTATTGAAAACTGTAAGAGTTTGCGAGTCATCTGAGGCATCAAGTTTCCAAACATCTCCGTTATCATCACCGTCAGCGTCACCTGCTGAGTCAGCGATCAAAGTGATTACAGCATGACCTGCGTTTACTTTGTTCCTTACAGTAAGATCACCACCATTAAGTAGTACATCACCTGCAAAAGTCGCTGTAGTGTCAGTCGCTGTCGCATTGCCAACAAGGGTAAGAATTGGTTCGTAAGTACCCTTATCTGCCTTGTCATTACCAATGGTGAGTTGATCGCTATTAGCTGTCGCTAAAATGTTCCAACTATCACCAGCGTCATCACCTGCATCAGACTTAAGTTCAATCTCAGCGTTGGTGTCTTGACCACCTGTAAGGGTAATGTCTCCACCATCAACACTAAGATCGCCATCAATCTGAAGATCACCAACTTCACTGAGGTTAGCGATTTCTGTTCCTGCACCATCTAGGAACGAGAACTTTTGAACATCTCCACCATCGTTGTCAGAGTCAATCTGGAAGATCAGATCAGTCTCAGCTTTAATCGTTAGAGTGGTATCAGTCGCACCTGCAATCTCATTATTGCTGTAAGTCACATTACCAATGGTAGTTCCCGAAGCAAAAGCCGAAGTCGCTGAGGTCGCTGTAATCGCACCGGCTGTAGTCATAGTGATTGTAGCGTTAGCTACCAACGCACCACCAATCGTTAGAGCATTTGATCCATTCAGACCTTGTAGGTGAACCTGTGAGTTCCCGTTAAGGTTAAGAGCGTTATCTGATGTGTCCCAAGCGAGAACCACATCACCCTTGTTATTACCACCCTCAACTGTAATAAGAGTAGCGTCTATTGAAGGGTTCGCTCCAAGATCCGAGTTGAAGAAGATACCATTGGTATTCGCCTGCTCGATGTTTACTTCAGCATCAAAGGTCGCATTACCAACAACTTCTAAAGTCTCGCTGATAGAGGTTGCTTGAACAAGAGTGATAAGCTCCGAGTTTGTCGTTGTCTTAACTGTGATAAAGTCAACATCGTCGCTCACATTTGAAACAACAAGACCAAGAGCTGTATTGTCTTTGAGGTAAAGTTGGAGCGAATCGTCAGCATCTGAGGTAGCTTGGATCTTATTCGTAAAGAGCGTTGAAGTTGCACCAACAATAGCGTCTAGTGCTGACACATCTACCTTAAAGACTGATGTTCCGTTAGCTTGAACATCAAGGTCAGAGGTAGACCCTGCGTTGTTAAGCGTCAAAGTATTCTTGATAACAGTCGCACCAAGATTTGATACTGTGAACACTTCACCATTGACATCAATACCACCGTCAAGACTCGCAAGACCACTTGTGGTTAGTGTGTTATCACCGAAGCTGATAGCACTGCCACTATCTGTGATTGACCCATTAGCAAGAGTAAGATTACCAATCTTTGAGCCTGTAATGGCTGTGAAGATCTTTCCGAACTCTACTTGCTCATTACCTGCACCCGGATCGGCATTGAGTGTGTTAAAGGTAATGTATGCGTTCGCTCCCTCTTTAATGACGAGGGAGGTTGCGTTATCATCTCTTAGTTCAAGAGAAGCAATCTGCAACCCACTAGGTGTTGTAGAACCTGCAAAGTCTACTGCTGTGTGAGCGGCTGTAGTCGTACCGAGAATGAAATAGCTCTCATCATCACCCCAAAAGAAGATACCGTCATTTCCATCAGTACCTCTCTCAAAGAAGATACCGATGTCGTTGGCATTAGCCCCACCTGCTACACCCTTGTTAATACGAATAACTGCATCCTCAACATCGAGAGTTGCAGTATTAATCGTAGTGGTATCCCCCTGTACGATGAGGTCACCTGTGATCTCAACATCTTTAGCAAAGGTAGCTTTCTTAGCAGAGTCGAGGGTCAAGACCGAGCCTACAGCATTATCAACACTGTTGAACAAGCTAAAGACCATCTTACCTGCGGCTGTCGCATTACCCACATCGTGAGCTGTGGTAATGTTTCCGAGTTCGCCCTCTGTGTTTGCATTGTTCTGACCAACAAACTTAATCACACTCGAACGACCATCTTCTGCTTGAGAAGCTGTGAGGTTCTGTAAAGTGATGGTTGGAGAAGATGCGTTAGACAAGTGTAAGAGAGTGTCTGGAGCTGTCTCTCCAAGACCCAATCTACCACTACCCTTGAGAGTCATCTTTGTAGTCGGTGCGTCTACATTGGTAATCTTAGTCTTAAAGACCATATCTGATGTACCTGTACCATCACCGCCACCAGATGAAAGGATGAGATCACCACCATCTTGGTCTACTTGATTGGTAGCACTTGAACCTGCTTCGATAGTGAGGTCTTGACCATCATTAGCCCCTGTACGAGCCACAACTTTAATCGCTGAGTGTCTAGCCGCATCTGCACCAAGTAAGATTGTGGTCGCCCCTAAACCACCATTAGCACCACCGACTACAGCAAGATCACCCGATAGAGTAGTTCTCTGATTGGCATCAAGAGTGATCGTAGTCTCCGAAGCAGAGTTCTCGATGATGTTTGAACCGAGTCGTAGTTTACCACCCGAAACGACTGTACCACCTCCACCAAGTGTAATGGTGCTTGCTTCAGCCACACTCGCCACAAAGATTTCTTTAGCCTCATTAGCACCTGTAATGTTTCCATTAACTTGGAGATTGCCTGCGGCTACGATGGTAGTTTCTGTGATCGTAAGTGTATCAGCGTCAGTCGCTACAATCGAAGCTCCACTAGCACCTACAGTGATTGTGCCATTACTCGCTGTGATGTCTTGAGCTGTGATGTTCCCTGCAAAAGTTGCAAGATTAGCCGAGTCAAGTCTAAGAGCTTCTGAAAGACCCCCACCACCATTGGTAGAGAAGATCAAATCACCCTTAGTATCGTCAACCCCACCATCGTGAGAGCCTTGAATACGAGCGAGGTCTGCACCATCGTCATCTTGGAAGTTAATTAGTGTTGGACTATCAGCGTCACCATTACCACCTGTAGTGTTCTTTAGTGTAAGAACAGGTGCTGTACCTGCTGTAGCAATCGCACCTGTTGTAGCACTGATAGTAGTCGATGGTGTAGCGAGAGTACCAACGCTAAAGTCGAGTACAGAGTTGAGCTTACTACCACTGAATGAGAAGGTGTTTAACCCATCATCCCAAGCAAAAGCACCATCAGTACCACCATCTGCGTCTTTAACTAAGATCAGAGAGGCATCTTGGTCAGCCTCGTTAGCACGATCAGAGTTGAACACGATACCACTAGCAACACCTTGAACGATGTTAAGGGTGTTGCTTAGAGTAGTCGTACCTGCGACAGCCGTATTCCCTGTCGCACCTGTTACGCTAAAGGTGGTCGTTCCTCCGTTGTTTATAACGCTTAGGTTCGGGCTACCTTCACCTTGAACACCAACTACTGTATTGCCACTAACTGTGAGCGTTCCTTTAGTCGCTGTATTACCAGTGTCATCACCTGCAACAGTGAACTTATTGGTATCAACTGCAATGCCACCATTAAGGTTGGATAACCCTGTGACTGTAAGGATACCTGCTTCTGTAAGTGAAGCGACCTCTGAGTTATCACCATCTTGGAAAGAGAACTTGTTGTCTCCATTATTGTCGTTGTCTACTTGGAAAACAAGGTCTGTCGCAGATTGGATTTCTCCATTTACAATAAGTGTTCCCTTAACAGTAGCAGAGGAAGTCGCTTCTGTATTCGCACCTGTAAGAGTAAGAACATCTACATAACCATTACCAGCGTCATTCTCACCTGCAAAGGCAAGAGTTCTCGTAGCATGATCTGTAGCTTGGACTCTCCAATTATCACCTGCATCATCACTTTCATCAGCATTGAGGAAAAGAGAAGCAGTTCCACCCTCAACACCTTGAATGGTAGCAGTACCACCGTCCACTTGGAGTGTCGAAGAAAGCGTAGTCGCTTGACCAAGCGTAATCGTATTAGCGTCTGCGTTAATTGTTAAGAATGTATCACCATTTGTGTCATCAATAACTAACGCACTAGCTTGTCCGTTTTGGAGTTCAATCTCAATACCATCATTCGCCCGATCTGTAATTTTATCGAGATCAATAGTAGTCACATTGTTGATCGCACCATCAGTCAGATCGAGAGAGGTAGCGATTTCTACAGCACCTGCAAAAGTAGCCTTAAGAGCCGAGTCGAGTCTAAGAGCTTCTGTGGGGTCGGCATCATTATTTGGCTTGAAGATAAGAACACCCTTATCGTCATCTGCCACCCCATCGTGAGCACCTACAATCTGTGCTAGAGCCTTAACTTGAGCATTACCCTTAAATGAGATAGTCGAGGGATCATCATCTTGAGCATTACCACCTGTAGTATTCTCAAGAGTGAGAGTCGCTGTATCAGCACCAGAAATGTGTAAGAGAGTATCGGGTGCATTTTCACCGATACCCACATTACCATTAGTGTGGACACGCATACGCTCGGCTACAGTATCAGTACCAGAAACTTTAGTTTGGAACTGAATAGAAGCTGTACCTGTTCCATCACCTGCACCTGTTGCAAGGATAAGATCACCACCATCAAGGTTCTCACCTCCACCTGTAGGAGCAGAACCTGCTGAGATGGTTAAAGACTGACCTGCATTATTAGCCCCTGTTCGAGCTACAACACCTAAAGCGACATCATTAGCGGCGTCTGTTCCTAAATCTACAGTATTCGATCTAATAGTCGTTGTCTTAGCAGGTACACCTAGAGTGGTAGACTCAGCATTTGTGTTGATAGTGAGGTATTCAGTACCACCTCCATCATTTAGATTAAATGCCTTACCATCAAGAGCATCTTCGGCAGTAACCGTAATGAAAGCACCTGCGTCAGCAAAAGTGATTGAGGCCAAAGAAATCTGTCCAACATTGGTGATGTTTCCGTCATTAACATCAACCGAAGTCTGAGCATATAGAGTCCTAAGAGTTAAATCGGCACCAGTTGCTCCTGCTCTCCAATCCGCGTCTGCTTCGGTAACATCGTTGGTTTCAAGCCTAAAGCGATCAGCCGCTTCGTCCCAATAAAGCAATGCAGGGTCTTGGGCTTGAGCAGGATCTTGAGTATCTAAGGTTCTAGTAAAGAGGATACCAATAGAGTCATTGCTGTTTGGTTCACCCTCATCGCCATCAGCGAGAACGATAACCTTATTTTCGATAAGGAGGTCATTTTGCGTTGTTTGGTTCGCAACACTTAATGTACCTCGAACACGAACAGTGGTATTAGCCGCACCAAGATCGAGAATGTGTGTGGCATCTCCACCTGTGTTGATTGCCCCTCCAATCACATGGGCATCATCAGTGAAGTTGATGTCCCCGGTGACTGCGAGGTTGTTAGACATATCTGCTCGCATGAGGTCGAAGCCACCTGCTTGACCACCATCGTGAACACGAATGGATTTAGTGGTTGTGTCTATGGTGATCTCACCTACAGCACCAGTAAAGCCACCACCATTTGTGTGGTCATTGGTAGTGCCTCTTCTTAGTTGGACTCTTCTTACAGCCATGATTGGACTCCTTAAATCGGACTATCTGTTTCTATATTGGTTAGGTATAAATAGACTATTAAACTACAAGCATCCCATAATCCTCCGAGCCATAAATAACGGTATCACCTAAACCTGTACCATTCATGTCAATGGAGTAATCGGTAGCATCATCAAAGGCTTCGGATACTAATCCATAGTCAATAGTCTCAAGAACTCTACCTGTTAGGATAAGGTCTGCTGTCTCGCTTTGATTTGAGAGATAGTGAGTTGTTAGTGTTGGTATTTCTCCATTATCAAGCCCTGTGTCTGCATCAGCCGCTGTACCAAGTGTAGTAGGAACATACTTGTTTTGGTTCGCACCCTCTGCTGTCGTAAACCTCAAGACTTGATTGTTGGTTGCTTGGTCTGCCGAGACATCTTTCAAGTTTTCAGTGGTGATGCCTAGAGCGAGATTAATCACATCATTAGCGTCATCATTCGTAAATGCGATTGTTCCATCTGCACCTGTGAAAGTATGTGTACCACCTGCTAGAGCCGAACCGACATCATCTCTCGCCAGTTCAGCGTTATAGACCGATGTTCCCTTTTTAAACTCTTGGTTAACTTGATCCCATACGAGGATCTGATCGTTGGCATCAAAGTCGGCAAGATTAACATCAGAGAAATCGCCAATACTACGATCACGAACCCACTCAGTTGTAGCTACGGTTGTGTCATCTGTAGCGTTGGCAGGACTCGCAGAAGTGATTGAACCTGTAGTTGTTAGGTTGTCATCACCAAAGCTGATAGAACCACTAGCTGATACGATAGAACCATCTGATACTGTGATCGCACCATTAGCATCTGAGTCAACCACAAGCGAGTTCTGAACCTGTACATTACCTGTCTCAAACTGCCATGTGGTTGCTGACTCGTCCCAATAAAGTTTAGCGTCTGCTTCTGCACCACGATTAACTGTAAGACCAAAGTCATCATCGTCAGCTGGATTAGCACCTCCACCAAGATCAGAGTTAAAGACAATCGCACCTTGAGAAGCTGTACTAAAGTTGACTACTGAGCTAGTAGTAATCGCACCCGATGTGCCGACAGCACCATCAGTTCCAATCGTGAGGTTCTTGGTGAGAGCATTACCTGCTTCTGACCCAATAGAAATCTCGGTCGCTGAGAATAGCTTACCACCCTCAATCTTGAATGAGCTTTCAGAGTCATCCCACTTGAAGTAAGCATCTGTAGCGTTAGACCCACCATTCTCAACATGGAGAAGGAGTGCGTCAAAGTCTTGAGCGTTGATGTCCTCCCCTGCTCCACGATCAGCATTGAAGATGATACCTGTATCAGAACCTGCCTTGTTGACCTTGAGCGAGTCATTAAGAGTCGTAATCCCTGTGACCTCTACTGTGGTGTCAAAGGTAGCCGAAGCATCAAAGTTTGCGTCCTCATTAAATGTAAGGGTCTGTGCATCTGTATTGATAGTGAGATAGTTAGCCCCACCTGCATCACTTACTAAAAGGGCACTACCATTTAGACCATCAGCAAGTTCAATGACAAGACCATCTGCTGTTTTATCTGTGATCTTATCTGTATTGATCGTTGGGGAATCAAGCGTACCATCAAGAGTGATTGCACCTGCTGTCGTCATAACGATGGTCGCATTGGCAACCAACGCACCACCAATCGTTAGAGCGTTTGATCCATTTAGACCTTGTAGGTGAACCTGTGCTTCTGCATTGAGGTTAAGAGCGTTATCTGATGTGTCCCAAATAAGGACTGCATCATTCTTGTTATTACCACCCTCAATCGTAATGAGGGTAGCGTCTTCCGAAGCAACCCCTGCCCGATTTGAGTTGAAAAACAAACCATTAGAGTTCGTATTCTCAATCGAAATCTCACGCTTAAAAGTAGCATCAAGCGTGAATGAGGTATCTTGATTAAGGTTAATAAGTTCTGCATTGTCTGAGGTGTCAAACACCATGAAGGACAATGCGTTGGTAGCATCAGAAATCTCAAGAGCGTTCGGAACATTATCTTCAATGCGAATCTTGAAGTCATCTCCACCACCGTCAGCAGTCTTAGCTCTTAGATCATCAGTCTTGAGCTGACCTGTGACTGTGGTTGTACCTGCCGAAGCATCTACATTAAGGACATCAACCCCATTGTTCTGTACGATAAGGTCGGCTGTACCATCGGCATTATTAATGGTAGCTGTACCGCCAACCGTAAGATTTCCGTTTGTAGCGTTGGCGATAAACTGATTATCACCCACTATGAAGTTGCCTTCGGACTTGAGAGAGCTTTCAACAGAGAACCTATCGTCAGCGGCTACCCACTTGATGCTCTTATATGCTGGTCCTCCACCCCCTTGATTTACTCTTAGAAGAATTTGGTCGGCATCTACCCCACCATCGGCAATCTCAGACCTAAAGGTAATACCTGTTGCTGAACCTGTTGTGAGATCAAGTGATCCTGCAAGAGTTGTCTTTCCTGCCACCTCAAGAGTGCTAGAAATCGCAACAGTACCCGATATGTCAAGGGTCTTACTTGGGTTGTTTTTACCAATACCAACAGAGTCGGCAGAAGCGTCTACAAATAAAAGATTGGCTTGATTGTCGCCTGCTACTCGGAAGTCATTGTCTCCAAGGTCATTGTTGAAAACAACAGCACCACCACTTTGAGTTAAGTCTCCTACAAGTATGCTATTTCCGTTTACATGGAAAAGAGCTGTCGGGTTATTCGTGTTGATACCCACACGATCTGTACTCGCTTGAGTAAAGATCAAGTGGTCGGAGTTATCGCCCTCGACTCTAAAGTCGATGTCAGCCCCACCCTCATTTACAACAACTTGCCCTTGAGCATCGGTAGTATCAAAAGTCAGATATGAACCAAGACCTGCTTCTCGAATGTCAAGTGCGTCAGCATCATTATCTGTTAGTAGGAGATCCATCGAAGCACCAGCAAGACTTGTAATCCCACTGATCGCCCCTGCTTGTGTAATCCCACCATTTGAAGCATCAAGGGAGTCAACTGTGGTCGCCCCGAAGTTCGCTGTACCTGTTGTGGTTAAGTTATTATCATTGAATGAGAGGTTGTTATTTCCAGCAGTCGTTTGGATCTGACCATCTGAAATCTCTACATTACCAATCTTAGAAGCTGAAACTGCTTCAAAGACCTTACCAAATACAACCTTCTCTGTTCCATCAGAGGTATCGAATGTGAGATAAGCGTTCGCTCCCTCTTTAACTACTAATGAAGTTGCGAGATTATCTCTAAGCTCAAGCGAGCCGATCTGTAATCCACCTGGAGTTGTAGTCGCTCCGAAATCTGTAGCTTCATGGTCGTCATTGGTTGTTAGACCAAGTTTAAAGAAATCATCCCCTTCATCCCAATAGAAGATAGCGTCATCTCCTGTAGTACCTCTCTCAAAGAACAATCCGATGTCGTTAGGGTTAGCACCACCTGCACCATCATTAAGATCCATCACACCTTTATTGAGTCGAATGATTGTATCTTCAACATCAAGAGTCGCAGTATTAAGAGTCGTTGTCGTTCCATTGACGATAAGATTTCTTGTTACTGTGAGGTCTTGAGCAATCGTCACATCATCGGGAAGCCCAATGGTGATCTCAACTCCGTCTGCACCAGCACCTTGATCTGCTGAAACAACAACGGTTGTCTCATTCTCCACATTGTTGAATGTAAAGGTCTGACCAAGAGGAAGGGTGTCCGTATTCGCACCATCAGTAATCGAAACATAGCTGTTTTCTAGCTTGGCATTGGTTACAGCACCGTTATTGATTTTATCAGTAGTGATCGCATTGTTGGCAATCATACCTTCTTCAACAGCAAGAGCACCAATCGTTGCGACACCTGCATTACTGATTGTGATGTCTCCCGATAACGAGACATTCTTCCATTGGTTATCGTTCGCTCCACCATCTGCATCATAGACAAGGATCTGAGCGTTTGCGACACCTGCAATCAAAACATCTGAAAGGTCATTCACACCTGCTTCGGAAGCAAGGAAAGATCTACCATTTGCTGTGGTAGCAATCGTTCCAAAAGTGTTCGCCCCTGTACCAATCAAGAGATCGTTATTACCGACCCCCATACCCAAGCTCGTAATAGCATCTGTCGGGCTTTCAAGAGTAAAGTTCGCACCATCAGCAACAATAAAGTGGTTGTTATCAACCCCAAGACCAGCGATGTCATCAAGACGGGCATTGGAGTCTTGCTTACCGCCGACTTCAGTATCAACATAAGTCTTAGTTGTGGCCTCTGCTCCATTTTGTGGAGCTGGTACTGTAATCGTAGCCCCTGTAAAGTCGTATGAGAAAGCACCGAAAGTAGCGTTCGCATCTGTCTCAACTACATTTCCTGTGTCGGACAAGTCATCAAATGACAACGAAGCATTTCTGAAGGTAGCGACATTGTTTACAACAGCACTTACCCTTAAAACCTGACCTACCTCTTCTGCGACACCATTCCCATTGTCTGCACCAAGAGCCACATCTGTAAGGTCGGCAAGGTCTGAAACCCCACCTACTTGATTAACTACATTTTTAACAAATGCTGTAGTAGCGATCCTAGTTGAGTTACCCTCGACATTATTATTAGCTACTGTTTCTGCTGTCGCTGTCGCCCCTGTAAGGTCTACCTCTGCTGTAAATGTGATGTTATTACTGAATGTTTGCTCTCCATTTAAAAGAGCAACATTCTGAGTCGAAGCAACATTCTGATTTAGATCGCCAAAAGCGAGTTTCGAGTTCTTCCATTCGAGGTTAGCACCATCCCATCTTAGTGTTTCACCATCATTTCCATTCCCAATGTCTCCAGCGATAGTGACTTTATCAAGATCACCAAGCTCTGCATCTGAGGAGATGAAGGTCTTGGCATTATCTGAAAGACCAATCATCTCTAAGTCGTCATCCCCTGTATTAGAGTAGATGAGCTTTTTAGCTCCTGTTGCAAGTCCTGCAAGGGCAGTTAAAGTAGCATCTGAAGTTTGCTTTGTAGCGACTTGAGTGTCTACATAAGTCTTGGTTGTAGCATCGGAAGCATTATTAGGTGCAGGAACTGTAATCGCTGTAGCACCTGTAAAGTCATAGGTGTTAGCTCCAAAGGTCGCATCGGCAGTCTCTAAGACTATATCCCCACTGTTAGAGAGATTAGTTGTAGAAATCGTCTGACTTTCAAAACCACCTGCTCCTGTACTAACGAGAATATGATTAGCGTTGTTCAGTGCATCGTTATTAACAGTCACATCAGAAAGAGCGGCTACACGACCTGTACTCTTTAAGAAGTTCTCAACCCCAAGTTGAATGGTTAAGATCTCAAAAGAGTTATTCCCATCACCTATCACCATTGACCCATCAACAATGTTGAGTCCCGATATACTTGTGAGGTTTGTATTTAGCCCTTGATAGTTATTAGGGAGATCAAGAGCAGTTATGTCGGTGTCGATCTGAGCATCGACATAGGCTGTAGTCGCTAAACTTGTAGAGTTGTCCGAAGCGTTTTGAGTAGCACCAGTCGCTGTAGCACCTGTAAGATCGACAGCACCTGTGAAAGTCTTGTCTCCATTGAAGGTTTGATTACCTGCGAGGAAGCCCACAACTGTGTTATCGACCACAAAGTCAAGAGTATTATCAGCACCTTGATAGGTTACAGTAATACCTGTCTCAGTATTACCATCAACCATACCTCCAACGATGTCCTCGATTTCTTCTTGAGTCTTGCCCTCATCATCAGCAACTACAAGATTATTTTGAGCGTTGAACTTAAGGATTTTGCCTTCGGCCTTACCAGCTGTCGAGATACCACCAAGATCGTCTATGTCAGCATTAGAAGCTAAGAAATCTCCAACTTCACTCTCAGCGGCTGTACCTAAGCCAAGATTAGTACGAGCTGTGCCTGCATCAGCTAGATCATTAAGATTATTTGCTACTTGGGCGAATGTGCCTACAGGCTCTACAGCAGAAGTACCTAAACCTAAGTTCGTTCGGGCTGTACCTGCATCAGCTAGATCATTGAGGTTATTTGCTACCTGTGCAAAGACCCCAACATCCTCGACTGCTGAAGTACCTAATCCTAGATCAGTACGAGCTTCACCAGCGTTTGCGTTCGCTATAAGAGTTCGACCAAAGTTTGTAAAGTCTGTGGTCGCAAAAACATCAGCACCTGTCGCATAGATGAGTTTATCAGCAACAGTCACCACTCCAGCAAGAGCTGTTAAAGTGGCATCAATCGGTTGTTTCGTAGCTACTTGTGTATCGACATAAGTCTTAGTAGTAGCGTCATTAGCTCCAACAGGGGCTTTAACTGTAATAGAGTTAGCACCTGTAAAGTCATAGTCAAAAGCTCCAAAGGTAGCTCCTCTTGTCTCTAAGACGAGATCTGCCTCATCACTAAGGTCAGCAGTAGAAATCAATCGGTTTACATATTGACCTTGAGCGTTCCGAACTAGGAAATGCTTGTCAGCACCTCCATTGATCGTCACATCACCCAACTCATTAAGATTTCCTGCACCTCCACCACCACCCTCACCAGGAACCCAACCACCGTTCCCATTATTAGCGGCTGCATCATAAACAAGAGCGTTTCCATCTTGGAGTCCTGCAAGATCAACATCTGAAATCAAAGAGAGAGTGAGAGTGACAGGTTGCCACTCTAAATCAGCTAGATTGTATTGTAAGAGTTGGTCATCAGCTAGACCTGCAAGATCAACATCTTGGAGTCCTCCAAGAACAATACCCCCACCACCTGCAACAATCTGTGCAACTCGATTTTGAACAAAAGCTGTAGTAGCAATCCGATTAGTAGCATCTGCGAGGTCGTTGATGGCTAGGACATCAAGTGTCCAATCGCCCCCTGCACCTAGAACATAGCCTGCCTGTGCAATGCCTGGCCCTGGTACAAGACCGTCTGTTCCTGCTTGATTTCCATCTGTGCCTGTGTAGTTTCTAAGAGTGATAGACGCACCTGCTGTGGTGGTTGAACCCGAACCAAATGAACTCATGGTGAACTCCTTTATTTTTATATCTATTAAATGTCGGGGTATAAAAAGAAAACAAAAGGAGTCTGCACATGAACTATTGGCACATTGAGAGTTTTTTTTTGGACAAAGTAGATGAACTAGGTGGGTTTGCTTGCCACCACGCACACTTTGACAAGGCATATCTAATCAGCGAAGAAGGTCTAAAACTCTCTCAGTCGAGCCTCCAAGAAAAATGGAAACTTTATCGTAAGCTCAAAGAAGAATACACCGAATACACACTCCACTCTCGAATGGCTCGGTGTATTGAACATCTGATCTATCAAGGTGTCTCTAAGTGTCGTACATTTATTGATGCTGACCAAATCGTTGGACTCCTACCTATGCAAGTCGCTGTCAATCTTAAAAGAGAATACGCAAAGAAAGGGTTTGACCTCCAACTTGCTGTTCAACCACTTGAAGGTGTCCTTGAACCCGAAGCTCAAAAAATGTTTATACAAGCCTGTGAGATGGCAGATGTGATCGGTGGACTCCCCGACAGAGATGAAGATCCTCTCGCACACATGGACTTTATCTTTAACCTAGCCAAAGATATGAACAAGCCAGTTGATGTTCATGTAGGGCAAAACAACACCCCTTCAGAGCGTGAGTCTGAGATGGTTGCAGATAAGACCTTTGAACATGGTCTTGAGGGTCGGGTTAGGCTCGTTCATGCGATCTCTCTTGCGTGTCAGCAAAAAGAAGATCGTCAGCGTGTGATTTCTAAACTACAAGAAGCAGAGATCGGGGTAGTCGTTTGCCCAAGTGCGGCAATCAGTATGAAACAACATTCTGATATACTTGCACCGATCCATAACTCAATAGCCCCTGTCATGGAGCTTATCGAGGGAGGGGTCGATGTTATGTTAGGTGTAGACAACATCCATGACCTGTTCATGCCCCTTGTTGATGGGGATCTGTGGTTTGAATGTCGCCTAATGATGGAAGCGATTAGGTGTTATGATCTCGACTTGATCGCAAAAATCGCCTCCAACCCTAAAGGCTTCTTTTCTTAGTAAGATGCTACTAAGTAGTACTCATACTGCTCATCTTCCAAATCGGGAACAGCAACCTCATAAGACTTACCAAACAGATTTATTAAGTCTCCTTGAAGATCAGTACCTCTCTCACCAAGAATCCGAGCGTCTGAACGACTCTCACCTAAAGCCTCAAGAGCTTTAACCAAAGTCCTTTTGTCAGCAAAAATAAATCTACCATATTTATTAGTGTACTTAATACGAGAACTATTAAGGATAGACTTAATCTGCTTGTCAGCCCTCTCTCCTGTTGAGACAGAATCTCTCCATCTCTCATCATCTCGACTCCGAGACTCAAAGATGTCAAGAGGTCGCTCTGACTCTCCAGTTTCATATGCGTCATATCCGTCTGGACGGTAGGGTGAGGCTTTTCTTTCAAGACGGGCAATCCGAGTCTCAAGTTCACTGATAATTTCTGATGCTGATCTTCTCATAGGAGTTCTCCATTGGTTTAAGGTTAAAGAGATCACTTATTGATAGGGTATAAATAAACTACAAATTACTACCAACCCTAAAGGCTTCGATCAATCAATGTTTAAGTAAACTCTGTTTCCGTCAAGGGTAAATCCTTCTGTGTACTTTGCAAGTGTCTTTAATCCATTTTTGTTAAGACCTGTTTCCTCCCAAAAACTTGCACTTACTTCTGCGATGAACATATCACTATTGTTGTAGTCAAAGTACACGCTTCGCAGACTTGAACCGAAAACAGGCTTCAAGATTTGTTCTAGTTTCTTTGCGTGATCTTGCTTTTCCTCTAAGCGATCTGTTCTGCTAGATGATTTCTCAAGTTTAGCGATTCTTGATTCAAGATTACGAATTGTTTCTGATGCTGATCTTCTCATGGGTATTCTCCATTTGGTTTGTAGTTAATGAGATCACTTATTGATAAGAGATAAAAAGACTATTGAGATCTATACGCTCTTTTAACCTTACTTAAAAAGGTGTGATCCATCTCCCCATTTTTTGCAGTCGCCACAGCTTTACCATCAAGGTAAAAAGTAAAAGAACTCTGAGTATATAAGTCATCGAGTCCGTATTCTAAAGGCGACCGATAATCGTCATCAGAAAGAAACACAATCCTATAATGTCGGTCTGAGTCAAAATCAACTGAAAGAGAGTTGGCTGTTCCAATATAACCTCTGAAAATCGCCTTAGCTTGCCTAGACTTCTTACTTACCTTCTCTGGCTTAGACGCAAAGATACCAATAGGTAAGATACCATTGATCTCTTTGACGATCTCCCCTGCCCTGCGATTATAAGACTTAAAAAAGTCCATAGTCCCTGCCGACCTCTCAAAGCGAGCGACTTTAATACCCGACCCACCATTAACTTTAACAAGGTATCCAGGAGTACCCGATGTTGGAGAAATTACTCGCTCCACACTCACTCTTGAACGATTGAGGTCTTGGACATCGGGAAGGTTCAGATCTTCAAGTTCTTCTGGATCAGCATTACTCGTGCTTCTATGATTCCCGATTGAAACATCTTCAAGAGTCATTACCATCTCTTGTTTCAACAGAGTCTCGAACCTTTCAAGGTTGCTACCAATATGATAATCCACAAGATTCAATCCATCCTTAATGAATAGCTTACCCTCCATCAAATGATCAAAGCCTTCGTCAACAATATAGTGAGCAAGATTAACTCCTGTGCGAAAGTTTTCTCCCACAAGATCGAGGTTGATATAGGCTTGTCCTCGATTATATTCGAGTCGGGCTACACGAGCCTCAAGATTTCTGATGGTATCGGATGCTGATCTTCTAATAGAAATCTCCCCTTTCTCGATACGATCAAGATCTGATTGAATAGTTAGCAACACTTCTTTGACTCTGCGATCACGAGTGAACAAAAGAGCTGTATCTAGGTCCCCTCCAAAAAGAGCATCTTGTTTTCGGTTAGCGTAGTCATCACCACCATCAATATACTCTGAATCAAGAGCCATTAGCTCATCTTCATATTTTTCGATGACATCAACGAGGATGTCACCAAAACTTGCTGATCTTCTCATAATAATTCTCCATTTGGTTAATATGGCTACCAATGAAGAACCTATAAAAGATCTACAAAAAAATTAATGCCCCTTAAACACCCTCTGTGGCTTGGTGAGGGGTCTAAGAGGCATTGAGCCTTTACAGGCTATTAAGCGTATTCAACCATGACTTAAGTCAAAGGTCAAGGCTTTTCTTAAAGCATACCGTCAAGGATCTCATCAGCGTCAAAGGACGAGTTGAAACCTCCACCACTGTTGCCTGTAGGCGAACCAACCGAACCACTCATCTTCTCACGAATTTGATCGAGAGTAAGGTCTTGAGCGATGTCATTTTGGAGGTTCAGATGGATAGGCTTTGCCGCTTCCATACAAGTCTTGAACATATCAGAACCCTTGTCGCTCAAAGTCTTGAACAAAGACTCTTTACAAGGGGCGAATGTCATCTTGTGGAACTGTGGGTCGGTCACAGTGATTGAGATGTCGTGCTGACTCAAAGGGAACTCAGAGTTGATGGACTCAAGCTGACGATACTTGTCGAGTGAGAACACCCAAGTCTTGATCTCGAACTCACCATTTGCGAAGCGAGCCTTATCAAGCGTACCATTGGCATCTGTAGGCCAAAAGATGAGCGTAGTAGCGATTGAAGTCTTTGAAGGATTACCTGCGATCTTCTGATACTCTGGTCCATGATCCAAGAAGTATCCGACATCCTTGTGGTAGAGCCTACGACCACCCTTGAAAGAAGGATTGGTAGGATTACCATTATCGTCCGAGAACTTAACAGCGTTATCTTCAAGACCTGGAAGAGCCACGAAAGTCACACGAAACTTTCCCTTCTGTGGCTTCCAACGAACCTTACCACCTGAAAGGATTGGTGAAGTAGAACCGAGTGTAAAGTCTGAAAAACCCATAGGGCATTCTCCTGTATATATTGCCTGTCGGCAGTTAAAGTTAAGAGCGTTAGCGAGTCATCCGAAGTGATTGGCTCTGTTGCTCACATACTCTTATACGATATACACAAGATGTTGCCGAACTTTTCTCAAAAAACTTTCGGAGGAAACCTAAGTGTCTGAAATAAATAGAGAAAAATCATCTAATCTTTGGTCGGGTATCGCATCTCTGCCTTAAAAGGTAAAGGTTAGTCTCGTGTGCGTTAGCCATAGACATAATAAAGTCGTCCATACCTAATGTAAGACCTCCCTGCTCCTTAAGCATATCATAAGTATTCTTAAAGATGACCTGTAGACCTTCCTCAATCAAGAAGGCTCTGCGTATCGGGTCATTCATACTATGAGCCTCGGCTAAAGGTAAGAGGTGATTAGCCATAAGCTGTGCCTGTTCTACAGCATTAACAGCTTCTACTCCGTATGTACCAACAATCTTCTCGGCTAGTGTGTCGATTTCTTCAATGAGAGATGTGTAAACCCTCTCCATCAACTCGTGGTCGCCATAAAAGTTTGACCCTTTAACCTGCCAATGACTAGTCCAGTGTGCGAAATGAGCACCTCGTAGAACAGCTAATAGCATTTGTAGGATAGCTAGATTGTCAGTCCTATTACAAACACTTGATTTCTTGTCTATCTTTCTCTTGGCTGGTGCATCACTCTCCTCAAGAGTGAACTCAGCCCAAGCATCTTGGGGATCTTCTTCTAGGACAGCGTAAGATCCATCAATGAGATCGAAGAACATTTCCATGTCCTCTCTCTCATACCATTCGACCCTATCTAAGAAATCGTTAAGATCTACTACGATGGCTGTCTCACCATCTACATAGATGTTGATGGCATCAAACATCTCGGATAAAGACATCAAGTAAGCAGGCTTACCTTCATAAGCGAACTCTAGGTTGAAAGGTAAAGAATAGCCTACAGAGCTTTTTTTGTGCCTCTTGTAGTATTTCTTGCGATAGTCTTGGCGATTTTTCCTGTAGTTAGGGTCGGTTCTCATTTTCTTCCTGTGCTTCTTTCTATTCTTTCGTCTTTGAGATTGATTAGTATTACGCTTGCGTAGGTTCTTTGTCTGAGTCCTCATTCGCCTTCTGCGTTTGATTTTAGGATTAGTCCTACGCTTAGTTCGTCCAGCTTGAAGCTCTTCGGCAAAAATATCGTCTGCAAGTATTTCAGCTAATAAATCACTCATGATCTGCCTTCTTCCTACGATTTTCTGTTCGTTTGTTTTTCTGTTTAACTGTGGACACACCACCTGGTCTACGCTTGTACCTCTCTGGGTTCTTAGCGTAGTTCTTCTTGTACTTCTTGTAAGTTGGGTTGTGTTTTTTACGCTTGTAGCGTCTCTTCTGCTTTAAAAGATTTCTACGGTATTTAACCCGATACTTACGCTTGTACTTTTGAGATTTGCGTTTCGCTTGACCTTTTTGAGAACGCTGTCTCTTGTTCCCTCTCGGTGGTCGATGGTTATATCGAAACAAGGCGACTTTGACGAGATCATCTCCATCTACATCCCAAAACTCAAACTCCTCTGAGCTACCCATGACTCTACGCTTGAGTCCTGTAGATGTGGATTGATCTATATAAGGGTTTCCATACTGATCTCCAGGAATACCACTTGATCTAGGACGCTCATGGAGGGCTTTCCCATTGGGGTGATCGTTTAATGCACTTGGGTCTTTCTTTGGACGGTTCGCTCCACCTTGACCACTAGAGTCGGGAGGTGAGTTAATGACTCCTGGTCCAACTCTTTGCTCATCTCGACCTTCGGGGTGTCCACTAGGTAAAGGTAGAACTCGATCTCTTTGTGGTTTACCATCTTCATAATCTTCTCTCGATTTATTTGGGGT